TCCGAATGGGCGGTGTAGCTGAGCCTGTTTCTCAGCGATGATGGCGGTTAGTGGGAGCGGTGTTGCTCACGTTGCACGAGCCTGGCAGAACGCCAGCACCCGTAGGTTGTGTCGTAAATGACGGGTGGTCGGTTGATCCAGATGTCAATGATGTCAGCGATGATCACTGCCCACATGATCCCAAAGAGGGACCAGAAGGCAACGATCATCACTGGATATGTCATCGATCACCTCGGTGGACATCCTCGTCGACGTAGTCGTCGTACTCGCAGGGATGGGTGTGGAACCGCTCGACGAACCAGTCTCCGGCGACGAGCACGGAGCGGTGATGGTAGAGCTGGCCGACGATGATGTCGCCGCCGCACGCTGAGCACTTGTAGGGCTTGCGCGCCCGGCGGGTGATGGTGCGCTCGAGATCAGGAATCTCGCGCTCGTCCATGAAGCTCATGGCAGCTCGCGCTTGTTGTTGTTGTTGGGGATGTGAGCGCGGTTGGCCTTGGCCTCGTCGATGGCCTCGAACATGACCTTGGCCTCGCGCTTGGTGAGCGGTCGATCAGCGGTCTTCTTGACCGGCTTGAGCAGCTTCGGCTCGAGGTCGCGCAGGATGGCATGTGACAGCGAGCGCAGCTTCGGGTTGGGGTCGGAGGTGTGTGCCTTGGCCCACTTGAGCGCATGCGCCTCGGAGCGGAACGCTGGCGGCCCGTCATTGGCCGCTGTAGGGCGCTCAGCGCCGCGAGGAGCAGGCTTGCGGGCAGAGACGTCAATCTCGCCGAGAGCGGCGATCAGGCGCCGTGCAGCGGCCCGGTCGACGGATGAGGAATCGACGCGATCCGCGAGGTCGTCGATGATCGCGCGGGTGACCGCACGGCGTAGGCGTTGGTCGGTCATGACCGCCCGAAGGATCTCGTCGTGGCCGATACCGGCCTGAACGTAGGTGATGAGCATTGCTTGTTCCTTGTCTTGGGTTGGTTGGTTGTTGGTGCCGGGCTCTCGACGCTCGAAGACCCCTCGGACGGTGGGTGATCGAGCGCAGACGACCCCCTACAGGTAGGAGGCCCGGCGTGGTCGCCTTACGACGGCTCAGTCCCCGGGGGACTGAGATTCAGTCGGGCAGGATGATCGTCCAGCCGTCGATGGTGGTGATGGTCGAATCTTCGGTCGGGGAGTGACCAACGACGAGATGATCGACCGACCACGTCCCGTGGTCGTAGTCGGCATGGCCCGTGAGCAGGCCGAGCAGCAAGATCAGGGCGCTCATGGCTTGAGCACCGTGACCTTGCCGAGCTGCCAGCCGAACGACTGCCAGCGACCCTCGGTCGGCTCCTTGTGGGAGACGAGGCGAATCGCTCGGTCGTTGAGGTCTGTGATCCGGCTGACGTCGTCAGAGCGTGACGGCCAGCACGAGTCGTAGCGGAGCATGTCGAGCGGAAAGCGCGACTTGCCGGTGACGGTGAACACGTAGGTCTTCATCACATCTCGTCTGTGGGGATGCAGAGGTTCTGTGTGGCCGAGTGGCGATCATCGCGATCGGCCGCGTGCGGTCGGTCGTGGGCGTGCGCATCGCCCGCAAAGAGGGCGATCGCCGCGCTGAACAGGTCAACGCGGGCTTCGAGCGCGGTCGGCGTGATGAAGTCGTAGCAACGGCACTCATCGCACGGGAACCGTGAGAACGAGATGCGAATGTGGTCCGCGCGGTCGTGTCCGCACGCGCAGGGGTCAGTCAATGGCATTGGTTTGTCCTTGAAGTTGTGGCCGAGCGCATGGGCGCGGTCGGTCGTTGGTTTGGGTTTGTGATGGGCGTGCGCAAAGCGACATCGCCACGGCTCGAGCTCGCGGCGAGAGGTTCCGATGTGCGGACGCGGCGAAGCTCAGTCCCCGGGGGACTGAGCATCGATGGGTGGCGCACGCCGCGGATCGCGGGCGGCCTGGCATGAGTCGGGACGCGACGATGCCCGGGCCTTACGACCCGGGCATCGAACGTCTGTTTGGGATGCGGCCTACGCCGCGGGGATCACGCGGCCTTGGCGGCCTTGGTCCCCTTGGTCCCCTTCCCCTTGGTGGACTCGCGGGCGGCTTGGCGTGCCAGCTTGGCCGCCTCGGCCTTGGCGGTGGCGGCCTTACGGCGTGCCAGCTCCGCGGCCACCACCTCGCGCAGTTCCGCGAGCGCGTCGTCCGAGAGATCTCGGATCATGCTCGCGGTGATCGGGGTGACGCTGGCACCAAGGGTGAGGTGGGCGCCGCGGCGGCCATCGCCCGCGTTGGCGGTGGCGGCAGTGACCGCGGCGGACGCGTGGCGAATGCGAGCGGCGCGGTCCTTCGTCTTGGCGGACGGGGTCCGCGGGGTGGACGTGCGGCCCGATGCGATCCGACCGTCCGCCGCGTTCCAGCGGCCTTCCGCCACCGCCACCACCCATTTGACGTAGGCGTCAACGCGGGTCTTGACGTAGGCCGAATCGTCGCGGATCGATTCCTCATCCGAGTCCGCCGCCATGTCGCACGCGGCGTGCCAGGCCTGGCCTGACTTGGCGCCAGTGGCAGTGCCATAGTGCCAGCACTTCCACTCACGCTGAAGGACCGTCTCAGACACGTTCCCGAACCGCGGGGACGTGCGAGAGGTGGACGGTCCCGCCCATTCGAACAGGGAGACGTCGCCCACCTTGGCGGCCTTGACCGCGTTCCAGTCGCGGGCATCGATGGCAGGGGCGGCCTGGCCGCCTTCCGCGAGGAACAGGCCGTACACCTCATCGATGAACGATCCCGCGAGACGGTATTCCGCGACCGTCCCCAACGCGCCGCGGACTTCCGCGGTCCCGACTGCGGCCTGAGCCTTGGCGTAATCCACCAGGGCCTGGGCCATCGTCCGAGTCTTGCTTGCCATGTCAGTGAACCTCCATGTGGTTCGGTTCCCCTCAGTCCCCGGGGGACTGAGAGCGGATCGAGACTCTCTCGACCCACCATCATCATACCCCCATTTGCGCCCCCACGCATGGGGGTGCCCTGGCACCCGGGGTGGCGTGCCCCCGTATAGGCCACTACGTAGTAATGGGGAGTCGGACCAAGAACCAGATTGTGAAGGATCGACGACGGAGACGAACACCAGTTCGCTAGAAGTACCGGAATGGGACCAGATCCGACGTATTCATGAGCAAGAACGAACGTTCGAGCTCGAACACGTGTACCGGGGGGGAACGCGGGGAACGGTTCCCCCCCCCTGTTTCGCGGGGACAGTGGATTTCTGTGGATAAGCCTGTGGATAACCACCTTCAAACAGGACTTCGTAGAAATACAGCTCGTTCCCCGCTATAGCAGGGGGGGGGAACGTTCCCCGGTTCCCCCCCCCTAGGTCGATCTGACCGTGTCTCCATCGACCTCGATCCAGCCATTCGACATGGCGAGCGCGAGCGCCGCCTTGAACCGACCGCGAGTCTTGGTCGAGGTGACCGCTCGAGCGAGCTTGCGAGGACTCGTGGGTACCTCGACCGACCGCCTGATCGTCTCTGCCAGCTTCGCGATGAGCTGTCGTTCCTTGACCGTTTCGATCACAGCTTGGTCCTCGCCGCGCTGCTCCGCGAGGATGTGACGTCGGTCCGAAGACCGCTTCCGGTCTAGTTCCTGAAGATTGATGAGCGTGGATCTACTGCTTGACAAGATCGACTTTGCGACTGACCAGTCGGTAGACGACACGTGATACCTGTCCCCCGCGAGGGCGTGGATCGCCGCCAGCTTGCACGTCAGCACCAGGTGCTGTGACGAAGTCGACGGTTCCATCAGCCCCCTGACCTGGGCCTTTCGCCATGCCCTGATCTCCTCGTGGATTTCCGGGTCGTAGGTCAGCACCACCGGCGCGTAGTACGAGGGCCACGCCGGGAGCAGCAAAGCACCAGGCCAGGCCCCATCATCGGTCGCATCCGGGTCCAGCGCCGAGGCGAACAACAACCGCCCGGCGAAGCCAACCGCGGTGAGCTGCTCGTCGAACAGCTTGTAGGCGTTGGACGCCTGGATGTTGAGCACCGCGGCGAATCTGACCGTCCCCGCCTCGATCAGCCGGAAGCGGCTCGCGTCCGCGTTGACCTGGCCCAACGTCTCGCCCGACCACGCCGAGTTCATCGTTTCCACGATCGTCACGCCCGTGCGCCGGGTCATCGACTTGAACGCGTTGGCCTCGTCGCAGGTCATGAACAGCCCCTGGTACCAGACCCGCCGAACGTCGGACATCTTGCCGTCGTCGGACATCTCCGGCACCGTGCGGTAGAAGGCGTCGATCAGGCCCTCGCCCGAGCCCAGCGGCAGGTCGAAACGCACCCGCCGCTCCGCCATCGGCTTGTCCCTGGCCGGGTCCGGTACCAGGTCACGTCCGATCGAGCCGACCAGGGTCTTGCCTCCCCCCGACTCCGAGACCACGCAGCCCATCAAGTCCAAGGTCGCCATCCCCACCGACGACGTTCTGATACCCGGTAGCCGGTAGCACGGTGGGATCAACGCGGAGATCCTGCACAGGGCGTGGACCAACAGCGCCTCCGGCGACACCATCTCCGACCGTGCCGCTGCCAGGACGTGGCTGAGCAGGGGTGATGCCGACCAGTCGAGCTCGTCGAAGTGTTCGGTTCCGTTCGACGACGGCGCAGCGAACACGTTGAGATGGCGCTCGCGGATCGTGCGCCCCAGCGCCACTTCGTCCCCGCCGTGCTCGTAGGCGGCGATGAAGCTGTACAGGCTCACCGTCACCGCCTGGCCCGTCGCATCGCGTGTTCCGACACGCTCGAGCCCAGGGGGGATGTCCGTCGTGAAGATCACCAGCGGACCCTGACCGTCGTTGTGCAGGATCGCTGAGTGCCCCCGCTCCGTCTTGCCCGGGCGTTTCCAGCGCTCGCCACCGACGTGCGTCCAGCCCCACTTGAGCAGGTAGGTCATCCAGTCGTAATGGGCCCGTACGTAGTCCGCAGGGCTCTCGGCGGTCCCGTTGCCCATCGAGGGGTGCCAGCGGGGCTCAGCGGGGCGCTGAGGGGCCTGTGCGGTCAAATCTGTGAGCATCGCCGCTACCTCTGGCGACAGTCGCGGGGCGAGCTCCCACGGTGCCTTGTTCGTCGCCCAGGCGTAGGCAGTGCCGGAGGGATGGATCGTCGGGGCCACGCAGATCTGCCCGCCCTCGGCGCGCACGTCGATGCCGGGGCGCAGCTTTGCTCGGTTGTGCACCCCTGTGTCGGGTGGGATCTCGAATACGAAGTGGTAGCCGCCGCCACCCGTGCGTGCTGTCGTCGTCCCCGCCACCGCTTCGCGCAGCCCGTACTCGATGATCAGGTCTTTCATCGACTCCCGTCCCCCCTTGGCGGTGTCGACGTCGATCGCAACCAGGAACCGGCCGTCGTCCTGGAGACCCATCTTCCAGCCCACGCCCCATTCGGAGTGGATGTCCCACCAGGTCTTGTGTGTCTCCGCGTCAGACGTGGCATGGATCTGCCACGCCTCGATCGGCGGGTATTTCTCGCCTTTGGCGATCGGTACGAGGCGGCAGCCCAGCGCCGCCATCTTGGGCACTTGGGGCGGGATCATGCGTCAGGCAGCCAGGTCAGAGCCAGGCGGAGCTTGGATTCGAGGAACTCTTTGGGGCGGGTATCGCCCTTGATGCGGAAGTGGACGATGTCGCCGCGGATCGCGTCTCGGAGCATTTCGCGGTCGGCTGCCCACGATGGTTCCACCCCGTCTTGTGGGGTATTGGTACAATCGCTCATGTAACCGGTCCTTTCAGCGCGGTCGGTTGCATCACTCCCCGTGGTCAGCGGGGCGATGGGCACGTGGGGGTGGTCGGGGCTCACGAGGCCCCGGCCCTCCCAACCTGCTCAGGTCTCAGCGGCGCACGCAGGGCATTCGATGATCGCCTGCTGCGATTCCTCGATCTTTCGTCCCACCAGGCCACAGGCCGTGACGAGGGTCCCATTCTTGCTCACCGAGCGGACCCGGTGGAACCCTGACGGGCCGGTGGTTCTGCCCACCAGGACCCAGCCTGGCGAGCGGGGGACGACGGTCACGTCTGACATCAGCAACCTCCATGGGGCTTGACACGCCTGGTACGCTCCGAGGAATCCCGAGGCTTCCTCGGAGCGGCTCTGACCTGGGCAATCGTGATCCCTTTGGTGGCGGATCTCACGGTGCTGAGCGGCAGGTCGAGATCTTCTGCGATGCTGCGGGGGCTCAGCCCCGACATGAACATCCGCTGGATCACCAACGCGTCCACCACCTTGGCCTGGCGATCGGCCAACTTGAGCTGTCCTCGAGGCACGTAGCGCCCCTTGGCGATCATGTCGGCGTTGTTCTCGGCCACCGTGCCGATCCGCAGATGGTCGTATCTGAAGCACAGCGGGTTGTCGCACAGGTGCATCACGACCTGGTCGGGTCGCAGCGGGCCGTGGATCTGCTCCATCACCCAGCGGTGCGGGCGGATCTTGTCCCGCTTCTTGTCGATGTAGCGGTGCCAGGTCCCGTAGCCGTGGTTGTCGACCGCCCCCTGCCACAGCCGACAGGGCGTCGGCTGCGGCGTGGGGCTCGGGTAGTCCTTGACAGCCCGTGCTACAGTCGCGGCCTGCAGGCCGCGGTAGGTCTTCGATCCGGTCCGCCGTGGCATGCGGATCTCCACCGCTGGCGACAGCGTCCGGATCTGGACCATGTCTAGAAGGGTTCCTTCTCCGGCTCGCGGCCGAACAGGTCTTCCTCCGTCACCACCGCAACCGGCGGTTCGTACTTGGCCTTGTACAGCTTGGGAGCGTTGTAGCCGCGGTTGGTCTTCTTGCCCTCGCCGGTGAAGACGACGGTGAGCTTGCCGCCCGGATCGAGCGAGCGGGAACCCGCGGCCTTGACGGCGTCCGCGATCGCGTTCTTCATCGCGATCCCCGAGCCCGTCGCCACCTCGTAGTTGCCGCCCTTGGCGTAGAGCCGCCTCGAGCCGTCGTCGTCATCGCCCATGCCGCGCTCGTCGGTGGCGAGCGTGATGATGAGCTGCATGCGCGGACGGCCGTCCTGCCACGTCAGCGGTTCGTTGGTGTCCATCGACGTCTGCTGGGCCATGTGGCGCTCGATGATCGTGCCAGAGACACGGTCACCCATTTCATCGAATCGGGCAGCGTTGCCACCCTCACTGAACAGGAAGTCATTGACTTCGTCGTTTGGCATTGTTCCTTTGTCCTTTGTCCTTAGCTCGTGAGCATGAATGAGTTGGAGCGATTGATCTCGCTCCGATGCTTCCCCGTCTGGTAGACCGAACGGGGATCGATACCAACGAGTGGGAGTGTGAACTCCGCTTCAATGGAATCGAGCAGGTCGAGCAGCCTGACGACGTCAGACGGCTCGGTGATCTGAGATGGCTTGGGCAGGTCAGTCGGCCACATTGCCAACAGCCATTTGCGGGCATGGTCGTTCAGGCCGACTTGGATGAGCCGCTCTTGGCACCAGATGATCAGGTCGGGCATGATGTCCGGTGGCGGCGTGGCTTCCACGGTCTCCGGGCCAACATCAGCACTCGGGCCAGGGACGGTGGGCTCGGGGACCGGGAGCTCGTCATACCCATCGACGCCCGACTTCCAACGTCGCCGCCACTCTTTGACCTCGTGGGCGATGAACGCCCCGTAGTTGCCTACCTCGATCGAGCACCACAGCAGACGGCAGATTGAGCGTCCGGCCGGGGTGTGGACGAGCAGCGTCCAGTTCGGATCGATGGTCGGGGTGATCAGGCGGCGCTCGGCGTGGATGTCATAGAGCACCCCGGTGGCATAGAGGGCCATCTGGACGGCGTAGCCCGGCAACGAGAAATCGAGCTTCTGACCAGTCTTCAGGTCGCCCACCACCAGGGTGCCCGGCTCAAGGTAGCTTCCCGCGGGTGTCAGCAGTGGCACCGTCAGCCGGTAGATCCGGTCGGCGGTGCCCGCTGCACGGAACTCGTCGTTGACCATGTGGCACTCGATCAGCGCCGATTCCAGGCCGTAGGTCCGCATGCAGCGCAGGTATGAGGACACGTCGGCCTCGTACTCGGGCGGCACCTCGAAGTCGTCGGAGGGATCTTCGATGCGGGCCAGGATCGCGTGCAGCCCGGTGCCCTGGTCGGCCTTCTCGTTGGCGGCACCCTTGTCCAGCGCCCGCTCCCGCAGCTCCTTCTTCTGTTCCTTGTCGTCGTCGCGGGTCCCGACGATCTGGGTTGCCAGCGCCTTGGAGCGGGCGACACCTTCCATCGCCTTCCAGATCCGCCAGTTGGTCAGCGCTTCCTCGTCGTCCAACAGCTTGGCGTAGCTCGAGCAGCGGCTGTAGCGCAGGGACTTGTCCGGGTTATTCGGGTCCGAGACCAGCGGTGCTCCGTTGGCCCGGCGGAAGTCGCGTCGTCGTTCGTGCTCGTCGTCGAGCTCGGAGACATCAAGCGTGGTGGTCATCGTTCCTCCAGTTCTCGAGTCGGGTGCGGGCGAGCTCACGGTCGAGCTCGTGCCATGCGTCGACATCTTGAATCGGGGGTGTCACAGTGGTGGCTTCGACGGCAGTGAACAGCGGTTCGTTTCGTTCACTCGGCATCTACCCACCAGTCGTCGGGGTTGCCGTAGGCGTCGCAGTGGTAGCACGGGCCATCGGTGCGGTGCTTCACCCCGCGCAGTTCCAAGCTGGTCCGTGGCGCGAGCCGATGCTCACCGCACGTACACCGCCGAGCGGCGAGCCGCCAGCGGATGATGCGGACGCGGCGTCGGATGCTGATGAACAGCGGTTCGTCAGCCATCGTCGGTCTCTTTGAGGAACGCCCGAAGCTCCTCGGCGAGCGCCCGCTCCTGGCGGATCTGCTGGAGAGCGGCGTCGTAGGCGTGGTGGGCGATGGATCGACAGTCGGGGCACGTGTTCGTGATCACATCCGTCGTCTGGAAGTCGCGCCCGCACCAGTTGCAGTGGCAGTCGTACACGCTGATGGACAGCGGTTCGCTGCTCACAGCAGCGCTCCTTCGTTGGTGTTGGCCTGGCGGATGTACTCGCCCAGCCCCCACCGAGCGATCAGCGCGGCCTCGGCCTTGCCGTCGTCCTTCTTCAGCCGGAAGCTGTGGGCGTGGGCCGGGTACAACTCCATCGCCAGCGCCCGCGAGGCGGATTTGTCCTTGCCGATCAGGTTGAACGACTTCTTCCAGCGGTGCGAGGAGACCCGCATGATCGGGACCCTGGCGGCGTTGAACACGCCCACTACGATGCCGAAGTTGTAGCCCAGCTTGAATGAGCTGATCGATCCGTTCTGGGGCATTGCATGGACATCTTCGATGCACACCCTCGTCGGTGCGTAGCCCTCGATGATCTCAGCGATCGCAGAACCCGAGACCTGTCCATTGGTGGTCGGCATCGGCATGATCGCCACGAGCTGACCGCGATCGATGACGGCGAGGGCGCCGGTCATACCGGGGTCCACACCGATGATCACTTCGGTGGCTTGGGGATGATCTGGCGCTGCAGCGCGTCGAGCACGATTTCCGGTACCGACTTGCGCAGCGCCTGCGCCTCGTCGGCCAGTTGTTCTCGATACCAGAACGGCATCCTGATCGAGACCTGCACAGCGAGCTCCCGAGGATCAGCGTGGTCGATGGTTCTACGTGCCATGCCTTCATGCTAGCAGTTATGCGAGCATCTGTCAAGGGGTGGGGGAAGTTACCCATTGGTAGGTTACCCATGGGTAGCTCAGTCCCCCGGGGACTGAGTCATGATTGTGGGATGCCTGCTCGAGTTCCGATCTCCGACTGGCGCAAGCAAGAACTGCTCGCCTGGCTCTGCACGTTGCCCGAGGATCGCGATCCCCCGACCGCCAAGGCGATGGCCGAGCGTCTTGGGATCACGACCACCACGCTCGGTCACTGGAAGAACGATGCCGAGTTCCTCGAGGCGTGGCAGCACCTCTACCGGCGCACGATCGGATCACCCGAGCGGATGCAGCTCGTGTTGGAGCGGCTGTTCGAGACCGCCACCGATCGCACCGACCCCCGCCAGGTCCCCGCAGCGCGTGAGTACCGCATTGCTGTCGAAGGCGTTGCTCCGACCCGCGTCGAGATGACGGTGTCGGGCTCAGCGAAAGACTTGAGTGACGACGATCTGCAAGCGATGATCAACGCAGCAGCCCAGAGCGAGCTCGAACGACGTGAGTGACACCCCGGTTGGCTTCAACGGGTATCAGCCCGGCACCACCTCGGCTCGTTCACGTCGTGCTGACTTCGACCTACGACGCCTGATCGCGCGCGCTGGCGGTGGCGGTGGCGGAGGTGCCAACTGGAAAGGCACCTACTCGGGCACGTCGACGCCACTGCCTGCGAGCCCACAGGTCAACGACGCCTGGGTGATCAATGCTCCGATCCCGACGCTGGCACCGAAACGATCTGATGGCTCCAACGCTCAGGTCGGAGACGGCATGGTCTGGAACGGCACGGCCTGGGTCAACGTTGGTCCGGTACAGGGACCTGCTGGCCCCGCCGGGCCGCAGGGTCCCGCCGGTCCGACCGGCCCGGCCTCGACGGTGCCCGGGCCGCCCGGACCGACCGGGCCGCAAGGCCCGCCGGGCGAAGTCAACTCGGTGTACACCGGGACCTGGACGTGGACCACCAAGACCGCCGACGCCAACACCAACGGCCAAGTCGGGATCAACACCACCGCCTGGTCGACCGCCACCCAGATCAACCTGAACGAGAAGACCACCGACAACGCCGACGCCACCACCTTCATCTCCAAGATCAAGAGCGGCGACGAGTTGCGGCTGCAACAGAAGACCGATTCGACCCGTTGGGCCAAATACGTCGTCACCGGCACACCGGTCGACCAAGGCGCATGGTGGTCGTTCCCGGTCAGCTACGAACAGGGCGGCGGGAACCCGCCCGGCGGCAACGCCGACACCCTCGTCTCATTCCTCCCGGCCGGAGCAAGCGGAGGTGTGCCCGCCACCCGGATCATCGCCACCACCGCCCCGTTGACCGGAGGCGGCGACCTGTCCGTCGACCGCACTCTCGCAGTCTCGGTATTCACCTCGGCCGCGAACGGTGTCGTTCCCCAGTCCGGGGGCGGAACCGTCAACTACCTCCGCGCCGACGGCACCTGGGTGGCCCCGCCGGGGGCTGGTGGTGCCAACGCCAAGGCGTCGGTGCGGGTGGCCTCGACCGGCAACATCGCCAACATCGCCAACATCCCCCCGTCAACGATCGACGGCGTCACGATGATGTCCGGCGATCGGTTCTTGGCGAAGGATCAGACCACCGCCACCCAGAACGGCATCTGGATCTTCGACCAGACCGGGTGCTGGCGGGCCTCCGACGCCGACACCTGGGCCGAGCTGGTCTCGGCCTACGTGTTCGTGGAGCAGGGCACCGTCAACGCTGACACCGGCTGGCTGTGCACCGTCGACCAGGGCGGCACCATCAACACCACGGCGGTGACGTGGGCCAAGTTCGCGGGCAGCGGCAGCGGCGTCAGCGAAGTCGAGATCACCCCCGACGACCCGATCGGCAGCAACGCTGCCGTTGAGCTGTGGTACGACACCGACGACGACCCGGCCGCGGCGGACGCGGCGAACTACTGGAACTCGGCGTGGGGTCAGATCGCTTACACCCAGGTCACAGCGAACCAGGGGAGCATCACCACCATCACCGACCTCACTGGCGTCACGGTGACGCTTGCGATACCGACGGTCGGACGACGTCTCCTGATCACCGCGACAGTCATCATGCAGTCGACTGTCGCTGGCGATCGACTCGACGTGATCATCACTGACGCTGCCAACACCATCTACAGCGTCCGTTACATGACCGGGTCCGCCGCCAATAACGGGGAGACGATCACTGCCACGACAGTGGTCGACGTGACGTCGTCATCGGCCTTGACCTTCAAGGCCCGCGCCCAGCGCGGTGGTGGAACTGGCACGTTGACGATGATCGGTGGCGCCACGACCCCGAGCTTCATCAAGGTCGAAGACATCGGTCCGGTCACCCGTGCCGCCGTCAACCCGCCAGCCGGGCAACCCACCATCGCCACCGCAGGCAACGCCCTCGGGATCGTGGCGGTGGGATCGTTCAACGCTGCGTCACCCATCTCGCTTGCCGCCAACATCTTCAACGCCGTTACTAACCCGCTCAGCGCCACGCTGGCGACCGGTCGTCGGTACAGGGTCAACTTTGTCGCTCGTGCCATCAGTGCGGCAAGCAACTGCATTGGACGGGTCGAGCTGCGAGTGAACGGCGCAACGGTGCACAGCAACGCACCGTTGCAATGGATACCAGCCGGAGGGTACGACACCGTCGTCTACCACTGGCTTCTCGACGGTGACGGACAGACCAAGACGATCGACATTGGCCTCCAGCCGTCGCTCGTGTCCTCGCTCTATTGGGATGCCCCGATCTCGTCCTTCACGGTCGAGGATGTCGGCCCCAACCAGGCACCGGCACTCCCGATCCCCGACACCCCGCCAGGATGGACACCGCTGCCGTTCAACGGCGGCTGGGCGAACTACGACACCGGCCGACCGGGCCAGTACCGCAAGATCGGCGACATCGTGTACGTCCGGGGGCTGGTGAAGCCAGGGAGTGGAGCGCTTGTCGCCACTCTGCCAGTCGGTTTCCGATCCCCGTACTCCAACGTCGCCTTCATGTGCCAGGGCAACGGAGCGAACACGATCGGGATCACGGTCGACTCAGGCGGGGGCATCACCATCAATGGCAACTACACCCAACCGACCTACGTCTGGCTGGACCCCATCTCCTTCTCGGTGACGGCCTAATGACTCGCTATTCGCTCCGCTCATCCCGCAGTCTCGCTCCGCTCGACCGCGGGACCGGCACGTTGTCGCCCCGAAGGGAGCGTTGAGCGTGGGAACGCTCAAGGCTCGTGTCTCCGGCACCTGGGTGCCGGTGCTCGGTTCCGGGTTCGACGCCGCCAACACGGCCCGGTGGAACTCGGCGTGGGGACAGGTTGCGTCCGTCCCATTTACTCAGGGCTCAGTCGATGTGTCAGCGGGCCAGACCCCGATCCTCTCCAACCAACTCTCGTTTACCTTCATCAGTGGTCGGCGCTACCTACTGGAGGTGCGCCTGTCGAGCCTGGGCCTGCTCTCTGGTACCAGCTCCCAGGTGGCCTACTACGTGCGCCGGGTGGGCACCACCACCACCGTCGGGGATAGCGATCAGTGGGTGATCACCACCGGCAACTACGCCGGGAGCATCTTGCGTTCGGCGGTCAACGGCGACGGTTCCACGCTCAACATCGAAGCGGCTGTGGAGGTGGTGACCGGCGGCAACGTCCGTATCGGCAGCAGGGGCTTGACGATCTACGACGAGGGTCCGGTCACCCCGGCCTCGATCGCCCCGCCCACCGCCGGACCCCGTGTCGTCGCCGAAGGCAACGCCCTCGGGATCATCGCTAAAGGCGCATTGGTGACGGGCGTTCCGCTTTCGATCGCCGCCAACACGCCGACCAGTGTCTCTACACCCGTCAACGTCACCTTGGCGGTCGGACGGCGTTACCGTGTCGTCGGACTGTGGCGGGCTACGCAGGCCCCGGCTGCATGCACGATCAGGTCGATGCTCTACGACGGCGGTGTAGACAAGTCTTCCACTTATGGCGACCGCTACTTCTGGCTGGCGAACAGCTACGAGATGCACATCGCCGAGTGGCTCATCGACGGTGATGGTGCCGCTCACTCGTTTGTGTGGACGGCCACCTCGGGGGCTGCGTTCTCGCCGTACCTCGATTACGGACATTTCTACGTCGAGGATGTCGGGCCGAACACCTACCCGGCGTTGCCGATCCCGGCCACACCCCCGGCGTGGACGGCGCTCACCTACAACAGCGGATGGAGCTTCCCGGTTTCAGGTGGTTACACCAACCGCTCGCAGTCCAGCTATCGCAAGATCGGAGACATCGTGTACCTCCGGGTCACGGGGCAGAACGCCGGAGGTCAGGGCACTCCCATCTGCACGCTCCCGGTCGGGTTCCGCCCTCCTGGGGTCGTGGATTTCATTGGTCGTGACAAGGCTGGAGCCTGTGTCTTCAACGTCAACACGACGGGGGAGGTGTACTGGTACGGCACTAACCCCAACGCCGCATCGCCCGATGCCGTCAACCTCAACTGTTCGTTCTCCACCACCGCCTAGGAGCCCCATGAGTTACGAATCCATCAACGCCGCCGTCCACGACCAAGGGCTCATCGACCGGGTCATCGCCGCCGCCTCCAAAGAGGCCTGGGCCAACGTCGACTACGCCGCCACCGAATACGGCGAACGGCTGCGCACCTACCCCGACGAAGCGCAGACCACGTTCATGTACGCCGTCGCCATCGACTACGAGTTGCAGTACGCCTACGCCTACGAGCAGGGCAAGCCTGATGCCGGGACCGATCGTGGCGTGATCTCGGACGAGAACTTGCAGGCCGCGGTGCAGGCCCACTGGCCTGCATCCACCACCGTGCCGTTGCCGACCGACATGGTCGGACCGACGCCCGGTACGCCGTGAGCATCTCCCTCGAGGAGTTGTGGCAGGAACGGGAGTGGCGACGCTGCTGCCCGAAGACCGATGACCCTGACAAGCTGCTCGAGGCGTTCATCTATTTCTGCGAGACCTACGTCTACATCAAGCACCCGGAGAAGGCTCGCATTCGCTTCGAGCTGTTCGAGTGCCAGATCGAGACCACCAAGATGTGGATGACGAGCCGCTACAGCCTGCTGCTCAAGGCTCGCCAGCTCGGGTTCTCGACCTTGGTCGCCGTCTACTGCTTCTGGCTGACCTTCTTCTACACCGATCGCGTCGTCATCATGTTGTCGAGGACCGAGCGCGATGCAATCAAGCTGCTCGCCAAGGCCAAGTACGCCTACCGTTTCCTGCCCGAGTGGATGAAGTTCCGCGGTCCCCCGATGAATCCCACCCAGACGAAGATGGAGTTCGCCAACGAGAGCTACATCGAGTCCCTGCCATCGGCGTCGGACCCTGCTCGTGGCGAGAGCGTCTACCTGGCGGTGGTCGACGAGCTCGCCTACCTGCCCAACGATGAGGATGCTTGGTCGTCGATCGAGCCGGTGGCAGATGTCGGTGGTCGGGTGATCGCGCTGTCCACGGCGAACGGTGAGGGCAACCTGTTCCATGGGTTGTGGGTCGGGAGCCAGGTCAAGACCAATCGGTTCAAGTCGCTGTTCTGGCCGTGGTGGGCCAACGGTCGCGACGATGCCTGGTACGAGCTCCAGAAGCAGGATCTGCCTGATTGGCAGCTCGCTCAGGAGTACCCGGACAACCCCGATGATGCGTTCCTGAAGTCCGGTCGCCCGGTCTTCGATCTCGCTGTGCTGCGAGCGATCGAGACGGTCAAGCCGATCAAGCGGGGATTCCTCGAGCGCTACCGCCAGTGGGAGTTCCTGCCCCAAGACGACGGCCCGTTGGCGATCTGGTCGTTTCCCGATGCTGTCCACGGTCGCTACGTGATCGGTGCTGACATCTCGGAAGGCCTGCCGCACGGGGACTACACGAGCGCCCATGTCATCAACGCGCGGACAGGGGAGGTATGCGCCACATGGCATGGGCGCATTGATCCCGATCTGATGGGCTCAGAAGTGCTGGCCCCGCTCGGGCACTGGTACGGGGACGCGCTGATCGGTGTGGAGAACAACAACCACGGGCTGACCACGCTCAAGACCCTCAGCCGTCTCCGCTACCACCCCATCTACATGCAGCGCTCACCACGGTACAAGCGTTCGATTCCGACCGACATCTTGGGCTATCGCACGTCGCAGGTGACCAAGCCGATCATGATGGACGAGCTCAACAAGAACCTCCGCGACGGCACGATCAAGCTGTGGTGTGCCGAGACCATCGCTGAGCTGCGGACTTATGTCCGCAACGATGCCAACAAGATGACCGGCTCGCCGTTCGACGATCGAACCATCAGCCTGGCTATCGCCAACCAGATGCTCCATCATGTGTGGTTGAAGGAGTACGAGCCCAAGAGGGAACCGGGACCAGGGACGATGGGGTACTTCGAGAAGCAGGTCTACGGGGACGACCCGCTGGCTCCTGCTCGTCGTATGCGTCCTGGGGAGCCCGAGACGATCGGCAAGCACTTCGTGCGCCATCCCAGCTTCACCATCGGCAAGGGAGGATCATGACCACTCGCCTCGATACCCAGCGCTCGCCAGCGCTGGGTCGGACCCACAAGCGACTCAATGCTCGCTGGCAGGTGCGCGGCTACGAGCAGAACCCCCACGCTGTGTGGGGCGACACCCAGACCGTCTCTGCCCTGCGCTCGAGTGCCAGCCCCGGCAGCGTCTACTACAACGTCGAGACGATCACCGCCCAGGACGCCACCAACGCTGGTCGGTTGGCGGGACTCGGCTTCGTCGCCAGCCCGACCACGAACTGGACCACGGGCCAATCGATCACCGTCAATACGTTCAGCTTCAACTGGACGGGCTCGGCCTGGGCGGCTGGCGTCCACGCGTGATCTGCCAGACGTGTCAGCTCAAGCCTGCCGAAACAGGGCGCGACGAGTGCTTCCGTTGTCGCGTCCTGTCCGTTGGCTTCTCTTGGCACGGTGGTGGCTACAACTACGGTCGCCACAACTTCCATGACCGCACCAACGGAGAGTTCATCAACGAGCATGTCGGTGAGGTGAAGGGCAACCCGAACATCGAGAGGGCGGACCCGCTGTGAAGCTCAGCAGCTACCTCCAGTTCTGCAAGGACGAGGTGAACCGCTCCAAGAAGTGGCGGTCGCAGGAGTCCTACGAGGACGACTGGAAGCGGTACATCGACCTGTATCGGGGCAAGCAGTACAACTCGAACACCGCCGGGGACCAGCTCCTGGTCAACCTGGTGTTCTCGACGATCAACGTGATGGCTCCCTCGGTGGCCGTGAACAACCCCCGCTTCGTCGTCAACGCCCGCAAGCCCGATTCAGCACCACAGGCCGTGGTCACCGAGGAGGTGCTCAACTACCTCTGGCGCACCTACCGCTACCAGGACGAGTTCCGTCTGGCAGTCAACGACTGGCTGATCATCGGGCATGGCTGGATCAAGTGCGGCTACAAGTTCACCAAGCCGCCCGAGGAGAAGAAGACCAACGTTGACGAGGGATCGGACCCGGACAACCCGGCGGATGTCGGCATCGACGATCGTGACGACATCGAGGGCAACGTCGAGTCGGAGATGTACGTCTACGACGATCGGCCCTTCATCGAGCGGATCAGCCCCTTCGATATGTTCGTCGACCCCGACAGCCGCCATCCCAAAGAGATGTGCTGGGTGGCCCAGCGGATCTGGCGTCCCCGCCAGGACGTCAACGTCGACAGCCGCTACAGCCCGACTGCGCGCAAGAAGGTCAGCTCCAAATCCTGGAGCCGGTGGTCGAACAACCAGGGCGAGACGGATGCCCGTGACGACAAGCCGGACAAGGGCTCCAAGGACTTCTGCGAGATCATCGAGTTCTACGACATCCACCGTCGCCAGGTCTGCACCTTCGCCATGGATGCCGAGGATGCGACGGACACCGATCAGCCCGCGGGCCAGGCGGCGTTCCTGATCAAGCCCAAGCCGATGCCCTACGCGATGGGCCAGCCGTTCCTGATGATGCGGAACTATGAGGTAGCTGACCACTTCTACCCGATGGGTGACGTGTGCCAGATCGAGTCGTTGCAGCTCGAGCTCAACCAGACCCGTAGCCAGATGATGAACCACCGGAAGCGGTTCGCCCGCAAGTGGATCTACGACAAGGATGCGTTCGACCGTGACGGCGAAGAAGCGCTGACGTCGGACATCGACAACACGATGATCCCCGTAGTGAACATGAACGGGTCGCTCTCCGACGTGATCATCCCAATGCCCGCAGTGATCACGCCTTCGGAGTTCTACGACCAGTCGCATCTCATCACCAATGACATCGACAGGGTGTCCGGCGTCAGCGACTACCAACGTGGTGCCGCCCAGACCGCGGTCAAGCGCACCGCCACCGAGGCAGCGATGATCCAGGACGCCGCCAACTCCAGGGCACAGGACCGTCTAGCGAAGATCGAGACCGTGCTGTCGCAGCTCGGTGAGCGGGTGATCGGCCTGATGCAGCAGTACCTGACTGGGGAGCAGGTCGCCCGGATCGTGACGATGCCAGGCAAGGCGTGGGTCAACTACGACTCGGACTTCATCCAGGGCGAGTTCGACTACGAGGTTCAGGCTGGCTCGACCGAGCCGCAGAACGAGACGTTCCGGCGTCAGTCCGCGTTGCAGTTGGTTGACAGCTCGATGCCGTTCCTGCAGATGGGCGTCGCCAACCCGGTGACCCTCTACATGCAGGTGCTGCAGAAGGGCTTCGGAGTCAAGGACGCGGCGTCGTTCATCATGCCTGGGGCTGTCCAGAACGTGATGGGTGGTGGTCAGGGTCAGGGCCAGCCGCCGGGTCCTGGTCAAGAGCAGCCGGGGCAGGGGGCACTGCCGCCACAAGGCCAGCCTCCTGCTCCGGCAGCTCCGCCAGAGCTGCCTCCAGGGGTGGGGGGTACTCCACCGATGAACGGTGCGCCACAACCCACAATGGTCCCTGGCGGAGCAAGTGGAGAGGCCAGTTACTAGCCCAAATGGGTGACGGTGTGCTTCAATCCCACTTGAGCACGAAGCACGCCGGGAGGAACTCGTGTCAATGGATGAGGCCCCCAGCTTCGAGGGGGGTGTGGACCAGCCTGATTCCGCTCTGAGCGGGGAGATCACTGAGCCCACACAGCAGGTCGAAGACACCACTCCAGAGCCACCTCGCCAGTACGTCGAAGTCGACGACCCTGATAACCGCTACGTGCGCGTCAAGGTGGATGGCGAGGATCGGGAGGTCCCGTACTCAGAGGCGATCAAGGGCTACAGCCGCGAGGCTGACTACACCCGCAAGAGCCAAGAGGTAGCTCGGCAGCGAGAGCAGGCGGACTACGGCCTGCGGCTGCAGCAGGCGCTGGAATCGAACCCGGCGCTGACCCTGCAAATCCTGTCGCAGCAGTACGGGATCGACTACGGCCAACAGCAGCAGGCTCCTCTACCGGAGCCTGAGCCTGTCTACGAAGATCCGCTCGAGCGCATGTTGCACGAGGAGCGCCAGGCGCGTATGGCCCTGGAGCAACGGATCTCCGAGCGGGAGGCCAATCAGGCACTGGGGGTGGCTGTCGACGACCTGCGGGGTCGATACAACGCGACGGACGACGACATTCGAGAGGTGATCGGCACGGCCTACCGCATGCAGGTCGGTGTCGAGGCACTCCCCATGATCTACGAATCGATGGCTTTCCAGCGGTTGAACGCACGGGTTCAAGCGGTTCGCCAGCAGCAGGTCGAGGAGGAGCAGCGGATGGCTGCCAAGCAGCAGGCATCCCAGATCGTCAGCAACGGTGCTGGGGCACCGTCGAATGGGCTCACCAACGTCATTGACCCGAACAGGCACATGACGATCCGTGAGGCAGCACTGGCTGCGATGGAGCAGTACGGCTTGTAGCTCTCACGGCCCTACCTCGAAAGGTGAGCTGTGGCTCTCGCGTCACATACCCCAGCAACCTGGGATTCCATCCTCTCGACGACGCTGCACAACTACCGCAAGTCGTTGACCGACAACATCTTCAACAGCCGACCGCTGTTGGAGTTCTTCATGTCCAACGGTCGTCTCCGCACGATCGACGGCGGCATCTCGATCGTCGAGCCGCTGCTGCTCGGTCCTGGTGAGGCGAACTCGTATGGACCCTGGCAGCAGATCAGCGTCAACGCTGTGTCCGGCATCTCGGCGGCGCAGTTCGCTTGGCGTCAGCTCTACGCCACGATCATCATCTCCGGCCTGGAGGAAGCGCAGAACAACGGCAAGGAGATGATGATCTCCCTGCTCGAAGCCAAGGTCATGCAAGCCGAGAACACGCTCAAGAACGTGCTCGTCCAGATGCTCTATGGCACCCGTGGCGGCGGTGCGCTGGCGACCGACTTCACTGCCCTGACCACGCTGATCGATGCCACCGCGGCTGCGGGTGGGATCACCCCGGCCGCGTCTCCGGCACCGGAGAACGTGTGGCGCTCCCCGACGTGGGATGCCTCGGCCAACACCGGGACAGACGCGGTCGGTGGTGCGATCACCATCCCCGGCGGGGCGATGACGTCGCCGTATGACGGCAGCGAGCTCGAGCGGGTGCTGCGGCATATGTACATGCTCTCCAGCGACGGTGGTTCCGACCACGTCACCGCGATCTTCGCGGGGATCGGGTGGTTCGAAGCCTACGAGGCGAGCCTCACCCCCCAGGTCCGCTACACCGACACGACCAAGGCGAACCTCGGGTTCCAGAACCTGATGTTCAAGAACGTGCCGATCATGTGGGACCCGGACTGCCCGACTGGCACGGCGCTGGGGCTCAACTCGCAGTACCTCGGGATCACCGTCCACAGCGACCGCAACTTCACGCAGTCGCCGTTCACCAACAACCTGTCGGGCACGGTGTCCTCGACCGCCAACGCCAACCCCGGTGCCACCCCGGCGGCTCCGGCAGCGAACACCATCGACGCGCGGGTGAGCTTCATCACGACCTACGGCAACACCACCACGCGTGAGCGTCGCCGGAACTTCAAGATCACCGGAGCTACTTTCAGCTAGCTGGTCTGAGACCGGGTCCCCGACGCCCGCAATGGGGACCCGGTCTCAGTCCCCCGGGGACTGAGAGGAGGCGTGATGCCGCTCGAGCATCGTGATCATGCAGCAGGGCACGGACCGAAGGTGGCCCTGGCTCACACCGTGTACGGCGGTCCAGTGACTGAGAAGATGGTCCCCAACGCGCCCGGCGTGTCGGACCATATTCAGCCCGCGGGTGTCTTCTCGACGGCCCCGTACCTACCTGACGGTCTGGAGCATCCGCCGCCCAAGGAGCGCAAGACCAAGCAGCTCTGTGCCTTCCCCGACAAGCCGTGTCGGGCCTACGCCACCCAGACCGGGTTCTGCGTCTTCCACAACCAGACGATGAAGGCACGGGGCGAGCTCGAGTGAATACCCAGGAGATGCGGGACTACGTTCGCAACCACCTCGAGATGGATGACGAGGAGATGCCGGACGTCTTGTTGAACCGCTACCTCCAGGATGGCTTCGACGCCACCGTGGCGATGGACAATCGCTGGCCGCGCCAAGAGCAGACCTGGGACGTTTCCAAGGTGGTCGACGCCAGCTCGGTGACGCTGCCTGCGGACTGCGCGCCCAACACCATCATGAGCGTGCTGACCCAGGATGGATACCGGCTCGCCTACATGAACCATGAGAACGCCGAGGACAAGTTCGCACCGACCACGATGATTGCTACCGGGGCACCGTTGTACTGGTCGTTCTGGAAGGACCAGATGTACCTGTGGCCGACCCCCGAGGTCACCGCCACGTACGACATGACGGTGCGTGGCTATCGCCAGACGGTGTGGTCCGACTCTGCATCGACGGTGCCCGATGTGGATGGTCGGCTCCACCTGGCGATCTGCTACTACGCCATCGGCCTGTGCTACGCCCAGCAGGAGGACGAGATCCTCGAAGGCGTCTACATGGCGCGTTGGAACCGCGACGTCGCGGCGCGGATGAAGGCGATCCTCGAACCTGCTCACCATCGTCCGCTCGTGCTGAACGAGGGAGCGCCGGTTGGTGGTGTCTCGCCCTACGTCGTCAACCTGCCTCCATCGGGGCCGTAATGCCGAACCGTCTCGAGCCGATCAACGTTGTGGACTTCACGGGAGGCCTGAACCTGCGGCGCAGCGAGTTCCAGCTTGCTGACAACGAGAGTCCCGATCTGCTCAACGTCGACATCGATCCCCGTGGTGGGTTCGCCACGCGCAAGGGCTGGCAGCGCTGGAACATCGACGATGCTGTCGATGTCACGACGGTGCAGTGGGAGCCACGCAACGCCTATGCCGTGAGCCATGCCAACGGTCGCCAGGACACCTACATCGCCAACAGCGACAAGAAGATCTACTACTCCGAGCCCGACGCTGTCTTTCATCGTCTTGGCACGGTTGCCGCCAATGGTGTTCCCCACGGTGCTGACTTCGCGACCTGGGGCACCGATGTCTACTTGGCGCTGGGGATGTTCACCCAGTCAGCTCGGGCGTCGATCACTCATACCGTTACCACGCTGACTCCTGAGACGTGGTCAGAGGTTGATGCACCAATCGCCAACACGATGCCTCGAGCGGAGTACGTCGAGGCACATGCTGGCTACCTGTTCATCGCGGTGACACAGGAAGCCTCGGTGAACTACTACTCCAGGGTGCGGTTCTCGCACCCCGGCTACCCGGATCGCTGGCGTCAGAGCGACTACATCGACATCGATGCTGGCGGTGGTCGGATCACCAACCTGATGTCGTTCCAGGACCACTTGTTGATCTTCAAGACCAACAGCGTCTGGGCCCTCTATGGCTACGACGAGAGCTCCTGGCAGCTCGTGAAGGTGTCGACGGCTTTGGGCTGTCCCGGGCCGCAGGGCTGCACCCGTTCAGAGACGGCGGTGTACTTCTTCTCCTCCGCGGACCGGGGAGGGATCTATGGATACAACGGACAACAGCCGTTGTACCTCTCTGATCGGCTGCGCCCTGCTTTCGAGGAGATCCTGAACTCGGACAACGTGTTCGTGTCCTGGGCCGGTCGGCGGCTGTGGGTCTCGGTGCCATGGGTCAAGAACGTCGGTTCGACTGTCGATCCCTCGACGACGTTCGTGCTCGATCTCGATGTCGGCCAGAGCGGGGCCTGGACGATGTACCGCTCGAGCCTTGGTTCGCTCGGACCCGTGCTCGACGGTGGTGCCGACATCAATGGCAGCAATCCGGTCGGTGCCCTGTGGTCCGACGAACTCGCGGTCCTCGTCATCTTGGACTACATCGACGGTGCCTACGACTTGCTGTTGCGTGAGACCACGCTGGCGACATCAGCCGGGGACAGTATCGTCACGACGAGCGGGCTTGAGATCAGGGTGACCGGTGAGGGCACGGTCGGTGACGAGTTCGACACCTACTACCGCACCCGCTGGCTCAATGGTGGCTGGCCTGATCGCAAGAAGTCGTGGCGGCGTCCGACATTCATCTGTCGTCAGGTCCCAATCCCGATCGACCTGATCGTGGAGACCTTCCGTGACTACAACGAGACCCAGATCCAGCGTTCGCGCACGCTGCACCTGCGAGCCAAGGGTATTGCGTACTGGACGACGGAGGGGTTCGCGGACGAGATCGATCATGGCTTCGACTGGACGACGGGCGGCAAGGACGATCGCAGCGGTCGGGGTGCGAACTGGGGCATCACCCAGGCTGGTTCGACCCTCGAACGCGCGGGCAGCCAGGGCCTGGCTCGTGCAGTGCAGATGCGGGTGCGGCCTTCGCCCACGACGCCGCTGCGTAAATGGGGCGTCGATGGCATCGTCGCCAAGATCGTGATGCGTCGCTTTCGCTGAAGTACGTGAGGGTGTACGATGTTGAGATGGAGACCAAACGATGCAAGGAGTGCGACGAGGTGAAGCCGGTCGCTGAGTTCTATCGAGCTGGGAAGTACTACCAGCCTCGCTGCAAGCCCTGCCACAACAGGTACAACCTCGATCGCTACTACGCGCTGTCATCCGACGCGAAGGCTGAACGCATCGCCTCGATCAAGGCTCGGTACTACGGCATGACGCTGGCTGAGATGCAGGCGCTGGTCGAAGCTCACGACGATAACTGCGATCTGTGCGGCAAGCCCGACACAACGCATCGCAAGCGGACGTGGACACGTCAGCTCACGATGGACCACGACCACGTCAGCAAGAAGTTCCGGGGCTTCCTCTGCTCGAAGTGCAACATCGCCATCGGCTCAGCAGGTGATGACCCGGACCTGCTCGAACGGATGGCCGAGTACGTGCGGAGGTTTCGGTGACCAAGGTCAACTTGCAGTACGACATCGTCAACCTGACACCGGCTGACGCGATCCCGGTCGAGAACAACTACAACCGGCTCGAGCAGCACATCAACCAGGAGGTCATCGAGCGCGATGGCTCGGTCGGGATGCGTGCTGAGCTGCTGCTGTACGACGACCCGGTCCAGCCCCTCGGTGCAGCGACCAAGCAGTACGTCGACCAGGTTCTGCCGATCGGGATCATGGTACCCTTCGGTGGTACCGGGTCCCCGCCGGGTGGTCGGTGGCTGGCTTGCGACGGAGCCGAGTACGAGACCGCGGCGTTGCCGGATCTCTACGCCGTGATCGGCACGGCCTACGTGACGGGGACGGTGACGACGGGGCGCTTCAACGTGCCCGACATGCGTGACCGCACCACCGTGGGAGCATCAGCGACCAGGACCGTGGGCTCACGAGGGGGATCAGCCAACGCGATCGTCGCCCCCCACACCCACCCGATCGATCATACGCATCCCGGCGGGAACACCGAGGGCGAGAGCGCCGACCACACCCACTACACGCCTGATCATTTGCACGGGGTGAACATCAACAGCGGTGGCAACAGCGCCGACCACTACCACCCGATGAACACGATGGTGTTCATCCGCAACAACCCATACGCCCCCGCCGCGTTCCTTCAGGGGGCAGCCAGTGGATGGGCGGTCGACCTGTTCGATATCGCGGGGATGACCACCAACTGGTCCGGCCAGAGCCACTACCACAACATCAGTGGTAGCACCGGGGGAGCTGATCGGTCGCTGCAGACTGGCGGACGTACTGCTGGTCACCTCCATTACGTCAAGACTCCGGCATTCGCCGGGACATCGGGTGCGGCGTCGGGGGCAGCGGCGTCGGTGACCGATGCGAACCTGCCGCCATACGTAGCGACCAACTGGATCATCCGGGCGGCATAGATGGCAGTCACCGGCTACGCCCCCGACATCGCTGGCTACCAGGCTCAGGAGAACGATCTCCAGTACCGCTACAACACAGACCGGGCTACCAACGCCTACGGCCGCTTCCTGTCCCAGCAACGGGGACAGCGGACGCTGTCTGATCTGAGCCTGGGCTTCAACCGTCAGCTTCCGAGCTATCGGGCGTCGTGGGGCCAGCGTGGGTTGATGGGTCCCAACGTCAACTCGGGGATCATGCAGCGGGCGATGGGCAACTACCTCGGTGACTACGCCCGTGACTACGGCCGGGCGCAGCAGGACGCCACGCAAGAGGCTCAGAACTACGACTTGCAGGCAGCCCAGCTCGATGCCTACTTGAACAACCAGATGGCGACGCTCGAGCAGGGCAAGCAGAACGAGATCGCTAACGCTGCGCTGGCGATCGAGGCGCTGCGTCCATACCTCGGGAACCTCGGGGGGGTCTACTGATGACAACCGCATCCGATGCTGCCGCGCGAGCTCGGCTCGCTGCGATCAACCAGGGTCCCGGCGACATCGCTGAACGCAACGCTGCCAACACGGTGATCGCCGCGTACGGGCGCGACCCACGATTCCCGCAATCGGGCATCTCATCGTCGGACATCACCAGGGCACGTCTTGCCAACATCAACAACCTCTACAACACGCAGGTGGCGCAAGCCCGGCCGACAGCCACGCCGAGGCTGCCCAACTACGGAAGCACTGGTGGTGGTGGCAGTAGGCGTGGCGGGGGTGGTGGCGGCGCTGCCCCCGCCCCGACGATGAACCAGGCGATGCTCGACTGGATCGCCGGTCTGCTCAAGGGGGGCGCACCGACCGCGCAGGGCGCGACCAACCTGGACCTGCCTGACTACGCCGGTCGGCCGCTGGCACCATTCGACCCGTCGATGTTCAACCAGTTCCGGGAGTCCTGGAACCAGGGAGTGCAGAGCGATCTGGCGAATGCTCAGACCGCGACGAGCAACATGCTCAACTTCCTCAACACCAACTACACCAACGCCTTCAACAACCCGAACCTGACCTACGCCACGGCGGGTCAGGCACCGGGGATGACCCAGCAGGCGATGGCTCGGTACCTCCAGGGCCAGGGCGTGAACCCGAGTCTCGGTGCGGGGGTTGCAGCCGAGCAAGCTCAGGGCGATGCCGGGTTCGGAAGCCTGTGGCGAACGTTGGCGGCAAACGAGGATCTGGCACAGCGGAACCGCATTGCCAACGCCCAGCAGTACGGCACGCAGGCCCAGCAAGGAATCACTGCTGCTGGTCGTGGTGGCGAGCTCGGCATCAATCTGGCTCAGGGTCAGGCGCAGGCAGCGTGGCAGAGGGCAGCCGAGGAGCGGGCGTACCAGGACTACCAGATGCAGCAACAGATCGCCCAGCAAGAGGCGCTGCAGAGTTGGCAGCGCGCCAACCAGGTGACCGATGCCAACACCGCGGCGACCAACGCTTATCGCAACTCGGAGCTCTCGGCCCTGCTCGGCCTGATGCCCCAGATCGTCGCAGCGGGCGGTGGCCTGAACCTGCCGTCGCTGCAATCACTCGGATTGGCGGCCTGAGATGGCGAAGAAGCCACCCAACATCGGTGAGCTGCAGCCGGGTTCGGCTGCATGGATGAAGGCGTACGACGCGCTGAGCCCCGAGGATCAGGCATCGATCTTCAACGCCACCTACAACGATCCAACGCAGGACGAGTTCCAGGACTTCGAGTCCTTCGACAACGGAGCCGGGTTCGGTGCGCCCCCGTTGGCGGGGACGGCGTCGTACAGCCCGGTCGTCGCGATGTCGGGTGCCGAGCTCGACCCGTTCACCCAGCAACTGCTGCAGTTCGGTGGCGGCGTCAACATCCCGCAGTACACCTCGGCGGGCAAGCTCGATCCCTACGACCTGGGTCAAGAGGCCGCGCGCACCACGCTCGGTCGTAGCCAGATCACCAGCCTCGCTGACATCATCGGCTCGGCCCTGGCTGGTCCCGGCGCGATCGATCCGTCGCTGTTCCAGCCCGAGATCACGATGCCGACCGAGCGGCTCAAGCTGACCGGACTGTCGGAGAACGAGCGCTATGCCAAGGGCACCGGGTGGCAGAGCTACATCGCCAACGCGGTGCGGCCCAAGGAGCTCGGTGGTCGGGGTTTGACCGATGCCGAAGCCACTGCTGATATGTGGAAGTTCCTCAACGACACCTCGGGCGTTGACAAGCCGGGCGGCAAGGTGACGCAACAGATGCTCGATGTGCGGGACTCGATCCTGTCTGACCTGCCAGCCAACCTCCAGGCCGTGCAGAACGCGGGGACGGCGACGGACCTGGAGATCGCTCGCCAGAAGATGACGCCGATGCAGCAGATGCAGTCGCAGTACGACCAGATCGGCATCCAGAAGTTCGCGGCTGACCAGTTCGGCAAGGTGAACGCCGACGTCGAGGCGCAGGGCGCAGGGTGGCAGGACCCCAACGATCCGAGCAAGTGGTACACGTCGGCTCCCACTCAGGAACCGAGCTACATGACCACGTACTTCCACAATCGTGGTCTGCCGACACCCAACGAGCAGTACACCGATCCCGAGCGGATGAACCAGATGATCTCGGCACAGGCCGGACCCGACTGGCAGCAGCAGATTGCTCAGACGTTCACGGGTGCAGCGCAACGCCAGGCCGACATCGATGAGCTGGCGCGCAAGTCGAACCAGGCGTCGGACTACAACATGCAGCTCCAGGCGCTGCTCAACGAGCCGCGCAACCAGCCGACACCAGGAGGCCTGCGAGCCCGCACGCCGGGTGAGCTCGGCCAGGCGATGAACTCGGTGACGCAGTTCATGGCACCGGGGGCCGCACAGGCAGGAGCGCCGTACACCATCTCGAGCCCGACGCGTCATGCCGAGATCGTTCCCACTGCTCAGGACGCAGCACGCAACATCGGTCGGGCGCAGGTCAGCGCAGCGCTCACCAACCTGGCGTCCCAGCCGAACCAGCCCGCGCGTCCGGCGATCAACCAGATCTACAGCTTCCAGGACGCGCTCGGTCAGCCGCTGGGTGCGACCACCGACCCCAGGACCGCTAGGGCGGCACAGCGTCAGGCTGCCGTGCAGAGCGGAGACCTGTTCGGTGCGTTCTGGGGTGGCGGTAAGGCCCCCAAGAAGATCGGCCCCAACGCAGGCAAGCAGGCACAGCAGGCCAGCGATGCCGCGCGCAGGGCGTACGAGAACGCCTACGCCTCGAACTGGCAGCAGAACAACTGGACCACGTCTCCGGCTCGAGGCGCACAGATCGATGCGCTCTACAACGCGAACTACGCCCAGCAGCAGGGGCGCACCCCCTTCGTTGACGCGATGATCCAGCGCCTGCTCGGTCAGCGCGCCCGCGGTCTGCGGGGCATCTAGTGCCCAGCCTGCTGGCGCAGATCGCTGCAGCTCGTGTGCAGCAGATGCAGGCAGCCGGTGGCGGGATGATCAAGCGTGGCCCGGTCACGGTCTACAACCCGAACGCGGTGCAGTACGGCCGACGTCCGGCGGTGGCGTTCCAGCAACCACAGCGGGTGGTGTCTCGAGCCCAGGAGCGGGACCAGCGAGGCGGGCAGCCGATCAACTGGGACCAGGTCGAGGCAGCGTTCCGCGAGGACCCGCGTGTCCAGCAGAAGATGGCCGAGCGGCAGAACAAACCTGCGCCCATCGATGCACGAACACAGGCGGGGATGGACATCCTCAGTGGTGGTGGCGGCAACCTCGGGCTCCAGATCCTTGGCAACGCGCTGATCCCGATCGGTGCGTTGGGCACGGCACGTCGTGGCATCGAGTACGGGATGGAGCAGTTTGCTGAGCATGTCCCCACAGACGTGCAGAAGAAGATCCGAATGGTCGGCCAGGCCGGTGGTGGTGCTGGCCTGATCACGCCGTTCATCACCAGCACTGAGGCTGGTGGCAACATCGACGTCGCGCGGGCCAAGGCCGATCCCCGCAACTGGTACCAGAAGATCGCTGACCCGCGCAGCTCCTACGGTTACGGCGAGCTGCTACCCGAGAGCCGGAACATCTGGGCCAACAGGCTCACAGGTCTCGGCGTCGACATCATGACTGACCCGCTGACCTACGTTGGCGGCGGCGCATCGCGGTTGGTCGGTGGCGCGCCCGAGGCAGCCGAAGCGATGGGCCGAGCCGGTCAGTTGGCCGAGACAACGAGCAGGCTGGCTCAGGAAGCCAAGGTCGCGTTCAAGTCGCCAGAGGTGATCGCCCAGGCCGAGAGCCATGCGGCGCAGGCTGCATCAGACTACGAGAAGGCGGTCGATGCCTTCCGCAAGACACAAATGCTCAGGCCGATTCACGGTGGCGCGGGATCGCGCGCCCAGGAGCTCGCTGACTTCATCGCCCAGAACCCGGGCGTCGAAGACGTCTTCAAGGACGAGCTGCAGGCAGTCGGCAAGAAAGGTTGGGCTGCGGCGACGCCGGAGCTGCGCCGAGCTATGGGCATCGCTGAACCTGGGCTGCGCCTGCGTGGGTTCGGTACACGCATCCCTGGTACCGGGTGGGTCAGTCAAGGCACCGGAGCGGCGACCGGCGCTGGTCGGGCGCTACTCAGCAAGGTTCCCGCTGAGAGCTTCTTCTCCCGCGCGCCGCAGGGGCTCGAGTGGTCACGCAGCGTTCTGACCAAGGGTGCGCCAGCAACGGCACAGGATCTCCACCTCGCGGCGATGAACCAGGCCATCGCTGACTCGATGCGTATTGGTCAGGGCGGCGTGCTGGGTGGCGGCTACCGGGCGATCCGCAACCTGGTCCGCGGCGACTTCAAGAACATGTCCCGCCCGGCGATCGAGCAGGCAGTGCGTGATGCCGAGCTGCGGCCTGAACCGAACATGATCAACAACTTCTTCGCTGATGCGGGGAAGATTTACGAACGGCACTCGGGTCAGAAGCTCCAGGTGATCGAGGACATCGGGGCAGACCGCTACTTCCCCCACGTCCAGAAGCCAGAGGCCAACCGCTTCCTGCTCAGGCTGGAGAAGGCAGGCGACCCACGAGCGATTGCCTACTTGAACCAGGCCGGGTTCAAGACCGAGAACTTGCTCGAGGGTTCGCAGTACTTGGAGCAGTCCCGCAAGTTGCGGCCATCGAAGATCGGTGTGCCGACCGACATCCCGATCCACGATCGCACGATCACACTGACCAACGGGTCAGTTGGCGAACTCAACGACGAGATGAGGAAGGTCTTCCCCGAGTTCAAGGGGGACTTCTACGAGACCGATCCCGTCCGTGTCGGTGAGGCGTACATCGAATCGATCGCCAAGGATGCCGGGATCAAGCGGGCGATGCTCGAGGCGTCGCGGACTGCGTCCCCGCTGGTCCATCGGCTCGAGGGTCCGCTGGCCGAGGAGTGGCGAGCGCGCAACGAGGCGATGGCTCGCCAGAACCCGATCGCTGACTACATCCAGGAGCAGAGCAGGTACCTGGGTCCCGAGGAGCAGCAAGCCGCGGAGGCACTCGGAGCCGAGGGACCACAGCGTGTGATCCAGCGCGGCGCACCGCTGACTGCGCTGCCCGAACGCCCGCCGATGCCCGAGGACACCGAAATCTTCGGCAAGGTCAGGCATGACGTCGGGACCGCAGAGCAACGACGGATGGTCCGTCAGCAGGGACCGATCGTCAAACAGACCCTGCTCGCTGATGTCCACGGCGCGCGCCAGGACGTGCGAGAGGTGCTCAGCGATCTCCGTACCGAGATGCGGAAATCGATCAAGACCGAGACGACGGCCACCAACAAGGCGCTGCGAACCGTCGAGCGCAATCTCAAGCAACAGCAGGAGGCGTTCAACACGCTCTCCAAGCAGCGCGAGGTGACGGGCGAGGAGCTGACGAAGTTCCTCTCCGGCATCCGTGGCGAGATTGCTGATCTGGAGAACGAGATCAGCCACATGGAGACCTCGTACAAGGGCCGGATGAACCGAGCTCGGCGGGTGGTGGTCAACAAGCTCAAGGCCAACATCGAGGCGCTGCGGAACATGGATGCCGATGCCCGCGCCAACATCGCTGGCGCTCCGGCACGGACCAGGGAGGAGGCATCGCTTCGTGCTGATGCGCTGAACGCTCCGGTCAAGGCAGCCCAGCGGCAGGTTGAGAACGCTCGTGCCGAGGCGCTGCGACGGGTTGGTGGGCCGGACCCCCAACGCGTGGCGTGGGCCGAGGAAGTGCTGACAAAGGTATCACGCGGCGACACCGAGCAGGTCGATGCGTTGCGCGAGGAGCTCGGTCGTGCGCTCCAGGGCGAGGGTTCGGAGGCACTCAACCTGCGACGAACCACCAGGGGTCGGTTGACGGCAGCGTCGCAGCGGACCCTCGACGCGCGGATCAACGAGCTGCGTACAGCGTTGGGCTCGGCCTACCGCCCGACCGAGTACGACCAGGCCGTGGAGTTGCTGGGACAGAAGGAGCGTCAGCTCGCTGCACTCCCGGCTCGCAACACGCAGCAGATCCGCAAGCTCGAAGGTGAGATCAACGACCTGCGAGCGAAGTTCAACGATCCGACCGGGGAGTTCTATTCCATCCGTGCTGCTCGGGCGACCATGGCCGAGCAGGCCGATGCTGAGAACAAGATCGCTGCATGGGTCGCTCCCTACGAAGCGGAGTTCCGCAAGCAGCAATGGCTCCGAGATGTCAAGCCTGCTCCACCGTGGGAAGGTGGACACCAGGGCGTCACCGAGCAGCAGGCGATCAACCGTCTCAACCAGAGGGCTCGCACCCAGATCCTCGAACAAGAACAGCGCATCCGCTACGCCCAGGAGCGCATGCCCGAGATGTACGAACGTCTCGGCAACGTTGAGCAGGAGCCCCAGCTCGCTGAGCTCGCCCGGCAACGAGCCGAGGAGATCGGGCCGGTGCAGCACGTCCTCGAGACAGCACAGGACCTGAAGGACATCACCGTCGAGAACCAGGCCAAGCGGATCAACACCCTCGACGAACAACGGATCGGAGTCCAGCGCGACCTCCACGAGAGCCTGGACAACCGCAAGATCCTGATGGACAAGCGTCGTAAGTTGATGAACGTCGAGCGCAAGGCGTACCGCGCGGGCGAGCCGATGAAGGCCAAGGCCGGTCAGCTCGAGGGCGTGGTCTCTGATCTCCGCAAGGTGGCCCAGGCCAACCCGTTGCTCGATGACACCAGCCTGGCTGCGACCGAGTCGCTGCTCGGTCAGATGGACGACAAGCTCAACGAAGCATCGGCCAAGCAGTTGCGTTCCGGTGCGGTCGAATCAGCGATGTCGAAGGATGCCAAGAACGGCAAGCTCCCGGCCCTGTTCATCACCGCCCTGAACGACAACTTCACGATGATGCACAAGGGCTTGCTCCAAGAAGGCGACTTCATCATCGACAAGCGCCTCGATGCACTGCTGAAGAACACCATCGAGGCATACAAGCAACCGACCGCGTTCGGTCGGGCGTTCAATGCCTTCACCAACACCTTCAAGACCTACGCCACCCTGAGCCCGGGCTTCCATGTCCGTAACGCCTTGTCAGCCATCTTCATGAACCTCTCCGATGGTGTGGGCTTCGGTCACATGATCGAGGGGGTCAAGCTCCGCAAGCAATACGCCATCGGCGGGGACGAGTGGCTGGCCCAGCAGGACGCGCGCATCCAGGGTGCCTTCGCCGCGGTCAACGGCTCGGGCGCGGCCGGTCGTTACCGTGAGCCCGGCTTTCTCGGTAGCGAGGGTGGTCGGCTCGACGAGCGCATTTCCCGCAAGCTGGCGAACAACCCGGTCACTCGTCTGTCCCAGCGAGCTGGTGAATGGGTCGAGACCAACGTGCGCCTGGGCATGGCGCTGGATTCGATGGACAAGGGTGAGACGATCAACCAGGCACTGAGCCGGATCAGCCGGGTCCACTTCGACTACAGCCAGATCAGCCGCTTCGACAAGTACGCCAAGCAGTTCGTTCCGTTCTGGACGTTCATGTCGCGCAACCTGCCGTTGCAGGTCAGCCAGATGTACACCAAGCCCGGTGCCTACGCTGCCTACGACAGCATCGTGCGGAACTTCGGTGCTCCACCCGAGCCCAACACGCCGGAGTACTGGACCCGAGAAGGTGCCTGGAACACCGGAGCCACAGTGCCGAACCTGCCACTCGGTGGCAGCCAGGGTCTGCCGATCTACCTC